AAGCGGATCCTAAAGCACTTAGAGGATGGAAAATCATGATCAGCCTCTTGACCGCTCAAACCATCGACCGTGCGATCACGCTGTATTCGGTGTTCAACCAGCACCAAAGCCCAGCGATCCCGTACCATCTTCTCACACGAGCGCAAAGGCGGGGCTGGGAAGCCGTCGCCGAGTTCATGGCCATTGACCGTACCGAGATCGGAATGATGGAAGACATCAACACCGTGCTACGAGATCGGCTGTGGGCCATCATGCAGCAATGCGCTGACCAGCTCGGCGTTGACATCGAAGTGGACCGTTACTGATGATTACGCATGATGAACTAACCCGAAAGCTATACGAAGCTTGGTGCGCCCAAATGAAGAAGGATGGCTTTAACCTTTCCTTGGATTGGGAAAACCTTCAACCAGCAATTAAACGCTGCTGGTCTGCCGTGGCCGACGCGGCATGGGAGCACGTCGAGGGCGAGAACGCTGAGTTTGCAGTCTACAACGCCAACAAGCTTGAAGACCTGCGCGGCGCTGTGGTTGAGTTTATGAACAGGGTGGAAGACATCATCGAATGATCTGGCAACCAATAGAAACAGCGCCAAAGGATAAGTGGATATTGGCGTATCAACCAAACGGAATCAAATTTGAAGGCGGCCATTGCTACGTATGCAAATGGATTTATGATGACCAATTTTGGTACGATAAAACCTCAAATATCTTACAGGTCACCCGATTTGAAGACGCAGTGACGGTTTTTTCATCGTGCGTTCCCACCCACTGGATGCCATTGCCGGAGCCACCGCAATGACCTTCATGATGCTCGACGGCCAGAAGATCAACCTTGACGCCTCGCGGTTCGCGGTCGAGAAGCGCATGTGCGAACTCTCGTTCGTCGAGTACATCAAGCAGGCTTGGCACGTCATCGAGCCCGGCCAAGAGTACAAGCACAACTGGCACATCGACGCCATTGCAGATCACCTGACCGCCATCACCAACGAGATGATGATCGACGATGAGCGATATTACGCCCGTTTACTGATCAACGTGCCGCCCGGCGCGATGAAGTCCCTGCTTTGCAACGTGCTGTGGCCCTCGTGGGAATGGGGGCCGCGTGACATGGCATACCTGCGCTATGTCTGCGCCTCCCACAATGTGGACCTTGCCATCCGCGACAGCACCAAGATGCGGCGGCTGATCCAGTCCGAATGGTATCAGGAACGCTGGGGCGACCGCGTCACGTTGACCGGCGACCAGAATGCCAAGACCAAGTTTGAAACCACGGCCAGCGGGTTCAGGCAGGCTATCGCCATGACCTCGATCACCGGCTCTCGTGGCGACCGCGTCATCATCGATGACCCGCACAGCGTCAACAGCGCCAACTCCGAGGCCGAGCGCCAGACGGTCACCGAGACCTTCGAACGCGCCATTCCAACCCGTCTGAACAACCCTGACAAGTCCGCCATCGTGGTGATCATGCAGCGCCTGCACGAAGAAGACGTGTCTGGCATCATCATCGAGAAGCAGATGGGTTACGACCACATCATGATCCCGATGGAGTTTGACCCCGACCGCGCGGCACCCACGATGCTGGGCTGGCAGGATCCCCGCACCGTCAAAGGGGAGCTGATGTTTCCGAACCGGTTCCCCAAGTTTGTGGTGGAACGCGACAAGAAGATCATGGGCACATACGCCGCGTCTGGGCAGTTCCAACAGCAACCGACACCGGAAGATGGCGGTATCATCAAGCGGAAGCACTGGCAGCTCTGGGACGACCCCAAGTTCCCGCCGTTCGATTACATCATCGGATCGCTGGACACCGCCTACACCCAGAAGACCGAGAACGATCCATCGGCCATGACCGTCTGGGGCATCTGGACGGATGACCCCAAGACCCATGCCACCCGCATGCTGGGCAAGAACGGCTACCACATTGTACGTACATACGACGAGAAGGAAGTCCCGCCTCGGATCATGCTGATCCATGCTTGGCAGGAACACCTCGAAATGCCCGACCTGATAGCCAAGGTCAGCGAAAGCTGCCAGAAGTGGAAGGTGTCCAAGCTTCTCATTGAAAACAAGTCTGTGGGCATGCCAGTTGCCAGAGAGCTAAGAAGGATGTATGCAGGGAGGGATTTCGGCGTCCAGCTCGAAGACCCCGGCTCTATCGACAAGATGGCCCGTCTCTATTCGGTGCAACATCTGTTCGAGGAAGGGCTGGTCTACTGCCCCGACAAAGCGTGGGCAGATGAGGTGATCAGCCAGTGCATGCGCTTCCCGAAGGCCAAGCACGACGATTTAGTAGATACAGTTTCGATGGCTATGCGCTACTTGCGCCGTTCTGGGTTCATCCTCAGGACAGACGAGGTGTCGCAGGCATACGAGGATGCCCGTCAGCACGATGGGCGTCCACCGGAACCGCTTTACGGGGTGTGACATGGACGTTTGTTACGGGCTGAAGGTGCAAAAGGATGTCTGGATTGCCCCCAACAAAGAGATCAAGGGCAAGTGGATGCAGACCCACCGTTGGACGCGTCAAATTATTGACGTCGAGAAGTTCAACAGCGCCGAAAGCGCCCAAGCCTACGCCGATGGATATGGTTTGCTGGGCTGCAAGCCTGCGGTTATCCCGCCTTCAAACCTGCCCACCGCCCCCGAAGGCGGCACTCCAGTAGCCGTTGCGGCATAGGATGATCATGGAAGACTTCGAGATTGAAATTCAGGAAGACGCGCCGACCACGGAGATGGACGAGCATGGCAACATCATGTCCATCCAGCTTCCTGACGGCTCCATAGAGTTTACGATGGACGGGTCGCCGCTAGAGAAGGCTGAGAAGCCAACGCGCGAAGGCTGGTTCGACAACATCGTCGAGGATATCTCGAAGGACGAACTGACCCGCATCGCCGAAGAACTGATGAAGGGTATTGAGGGTGATCTTAAGTCGCGTCAGGAATGGATCGAGGACCGCGCTCAGGGCATTAAGCTTCTGGGCCTCAAGGTTGAAATTCCGGGCCTCGCCGGAGCCGCTGACGGAGCGCCCGTTGAGGGTATGTCCCGCGTTCGGCACCCGCTCCTGCTCGAGGCGGTGCTACGCTTTCAAGCCAATGCCCGGTCGGAGCTATTGCCTACGGATGGCCCCGTAAAAATCCGCGAGGACAACAACAACGCGAACGATTCTTCCGACGAGTTGGCCAATGACCTTGAGAACGACCTCAACCACTATCTCACGGCCACTGCCCGAGAGTATTACCCTGATACCGACCGAATGCTCCTCATGTTGGGCTTTGGCGGGACGGCGTTCAAGAAGGTATATTTCTGTCCCCTTCGCAACCGTCCAGTTAGCGAAAGCATCGACGCCGACGACCTCATCGTCAACAACAGCGCCACCGACCTCTACAACTCGACACGCGTAACCCATCGCATCTACATGAAGCCATCGACCGTCAAGCGGATGCAAATCCTTGGCGTTTACAGCGATGTGGAATTGTCGAACGCGAAGCAGGCCAAGCTCGACGCCGCGCAGCGCGAGAAGAAGGCGCAGCAGGGCATCAGCGAGAACGAGAACGATCCCGAGGATCGTGACCGCGAAATCTACGAGTGCTATTGCGAATTGGAAATTGCAGCATTTGAGCATCGCCGCAACGGCAAGCAAACCGGTCTGGAGATCCCCTACCGCGTGACCATCGACGTGTCGTCGCGAGAAATTCTAAGCATTGTCAGGAATTATGATGAGGATACCAAGGATTTGCCGGAGCCTCGGCAGACGTTTGTTAAGTACACCTTCATACCGGGGCTGGGGTTTTATGATCTGGGTCTCCTGCACATCTTAGGCAACACGACCAATGCATTGACCGCCGCATGGCGCGAAATGCTTGATGCTGGCATGTACGCCAACTTCCCCGGCTTCCTGTATTCCGATGCGGGTGCGCGGCAGAATACCAACATCTTCCGCATTCCTCCCGGCGGTGGTGCCTTGATCAAGACCGGTGGCGCTCCGATCTCGGATGCCGTCATGCCGCTTCCGTATAAGGATGTCGGCCCCGGCCTGATGACCCTTGTGGATAGCATCAACACCACCGGCATGCGTGTCGGCGGCACTGCCGAGCAGGCTGTCGGCGAGGGCAAGCAGGATGCACCGGTGGGCACCACGATTGCGCTGATCGATCAGGCAACCAAGGTTTTGAATGCCGTTCACAAGCGCATGCATACCGCGCAGTCGGAAGAATTTGAGCTGCTGGTACGCTGTTTCCGCGAGAACCCTGATTCGTTTTGGCAGCAAAACAAGCGCCCAGCCCGGCAGTGGGACGAGGAAACCTTCCTCCGCGCCATCAATCAGGTGGACCTCGTACCGCAGGCCGACCCCAACACGGCCAGCCAGACCCAGCGCATGATGAAGGTTATGGCCCTGAAGCAGTTGCAGGGTGCCAATCCGGCCCTCTACGACCCGATTGCTGTGGACCGCATGGCGCTGCAAGCTATCGGCTGGTCCAACCCAGAGCAGTTCATGGTGCCACCAGAAGCCATGGGCCAGCAAAGCAACCCCGAGGCGCAGGCCAAGATGGCCGAGCTGCAGATCAAAAAGCAGGACAGCGATACCAAACTCATGCTGGCCAAGGGCAAGGTCGCCCTTGACGGCGCCCAACTGCACATGGACAACAACAAGGCGTCACTTGAAGCGCATAAGACGTTCACGCAGGGTGGCGTTGTGGCTCCGTC